GAAAGTGTATCAGGTGATGCATCTGTTACAGTTCCGATACCAACTTCAAATTCAGAAGTTCCGTCATGTGAAATACAATAGAACGTACTGTTTGTAGTTCCAATACCAGCAACAAAAGTTTCAAAACCTGTTTCAGCTGTAGCTGATAGATTTATAGTTCCTGTGCCAGTAGACGTACTCGTCTGTTTAACTCTGTCGTTAAGTACAAAAGCCATTTAATTAATCCTCTATTACGCGTCGCCTAATCTAATAATAGCATTTGAAGCATCAGCAGTAGGAAACTGAATAACAAAGTCTCCGTTAGTTGCTGTTTTATTGCCACCAAAATCTAAAACTAGTACAAGCTCGTTTCCGCCTCCAGTTGATTTGTATATCGCAGCTCCTGCAGCAGTCAATGTAACAGATGGAAAAGTTAGATCAGCAAAGTCAACGTATGCAGTTGTTGTTCCTGCAATTCCGTTGTTTGTTAACGTATTTCCACCCGCTGAGTAACCTGTTCCACTTGGATTGACTTCACCTTGTCCTGTTCCTGATAGGAATACAGTTGAGGATGTACTGTAGTTACTTATGCTAGTATACAAAGCACACTTGAAAGTGTTTCCTCCATTTCCAGAAGTGTCAAAATTAAAAGTTCCTTTTAACAAGCCGGACTTGAAAGAATTAGGTACTATGTTTGCCATACTTTATATCTCCTTATTATGGTGATGGTGATTTTATACTGTTACGAATAACACCATCTTGATATTCGTCCCTTCTTCTTCTACCTTCTTGTTCAATAGAATATGAAGCTGCAGCTCTCTTATATGCCGCTTCGTAGTATTGTAACATATCTACCGGACCTTTCAAGTATCCATATGCTTCTACGAGTGAGGCGTATAAAAGTAAGTCTTGATACTTATTAGATAAGTAAGTCCCAGTTCCACTTTTTGTAGCGTCTGTAAGACTAACTGGCTGTTTCATATAAGCCAAAGTTATCTCATAAGTAGCATTTGGAGTAGGTGCCACTACCCAAAAGTTTGCATCCCAGTTAGCATAATACTTTGGTATCCCAGAAGCTGTGCTTGGTGTGTCGTAAAACGCTGCCATATAACTGGTATCTTTTTTCTCTAAGAATGTTTGTGTGTTTGGAGTTACGTTCGTATCCTTTAGCTGAACATATCTAATATTTCTAAGATCAGATGGAATAGTTACATATCTGTTTCCAACAGCCAGGTTAGATGTAGCGTAATGTCTGTTATCATCTGAGTCTATCTCTCTATAAATTCTATTCTCTGCATTTTGTATAAATCTATTTACAACTGCAGTTGTTAAAACACCACTATCAACTTCTGTGTAGTTTCTAATATCGTCTGTTAAGTTTGTTAAAGTGTATGCCATTATGCGTCTAGAGTTACTGGT